CAAGTATGTGCGCCTCGACAAGTCCAAGTGCGGCCCCGATGGCAAATGGTTCAAGGAGTCCATGGGACCTGATGGCCTGTCCAAGAAGACGCCAGTCGATGAGCTCTTCGAGTCGTTCGACATTTAGAGAGACTCGGCCCTAAAAAATCAATGAAAAACTCGGCCTACGAGATGGTCGAGACGATGGAGAAGCTGCTTGCCGATAATGACGTGGCGACGTCTTGGAACCTACAGAGTGATTTTGCCCGAGTCTATAACGCTCAGCCGCCTAATTCGGCCGAGCGGGAAGCAATGGCGGCCGTGTGGAAGAAGATGATGGACAAGTGGCACTAGGGTCTTAGAGACGACGCCATCTTGAATCCCAAGTAAAAAATGAGTTCTGGAAGAAAATGGACCCCTGATATCATCCAGAGATTAATGAACCTAAAATCAAATGGTATGACTATACCCGAAATCGCAAATGAACTTGGACGGAGTAAATGGGCCGTAGAAGTTCAGGTACTTAAAATTAACTCGCAAAAATATGAGTATATGGATCGTCTCGCCAAAGTCAACGAAGCCCTGAAGTTTGCGGCGGGAATTCCACAAAACAAATGGGACTATGGGAAGTACAAGGAGATGTACGAGAACAATCTGAAAGAGGCGCGAAAGAGGCTCGATGATCACAGGACGAAAATTTCTGAAATGGAAAACAAGTGCCGTCTTCGTGGAGTTGACGAGGTTGAAATTCAGAAGAGCGTTTACCAGTCATTTTCCCAACAGCATATTCAACTTCTGGAGGCTGTTATCGCCGCCAAGAAGACACTGGCCATGATGGATGCAGGGACACTTGAAGAGCTGACGCGTCAGAAGATTGCGATACTTGAAGAAATCGTGTCTTGTGAGCCCTAGTGTCTACCCAAATGACTCTAAAATCACCCAAACCAAAGAGACACAAACACGATGGCTTGCGCCCTTGCCAAGTTCGCCGCCATCCCCATCAAGTACGCGCCCAAGCGCAAAATGGTGGGCTTCGCCGCCCCCCAGTGGAAGAACAAGCTGGGTGAGTTCAACCACCCTGATGTGACGAGCTGGATCAACCGCCTTTATCAAGACAAGACATTCAAGACTCCCAAGGACTTTAATGAGGCCTATGATGCAGGACTCACTGAAGTGCTTTACTGGCGCAACAAGACCATGGTCCTCACGAAGGAGGACATTGAGAATTTCGAGGAGGAATTCAACGAGGGGGCCTTTGACGAGGTGAAGCTTGGCGTCCAGAAGACCCTGGCGAAGATGAAGGCCGCGCTGGAGACTGGCGAGAAGGTGATTTTCGTTTATTAAGCTTCTTGGACATCGTGTTGTTACCATTGACCTTCTTACCTGGTTTATATCCCATATGATGGTAAAAGGACACGGCATTGATAACGGGATCAATGATGCGAATCTTGCGAACACCGCGGCTGCTAGCATTGTTTTCAATCTGAGCCAACAAAACGCCCCCCACACCTCGTCCCGGTTTCGTCCCAATAACGTAGAGCCGCGTCGTCCCAGTGCGTCTGTTAGGTCCGAGAATTGCGAAGCCCAGTATTTGGCCGTTTTCATTTATCGCAATATAGTTCCGCCCACGCTTCTTAAAGTAGCTATTAAAATGGGCTCGGCTTTCCATAATGTTTTTCACGTACTGAAAAATTGTGTTTTTGACCGAGTTGTTGATGGCCCATTGGCCAGCCGTCCCCTCCACTATCGCGTAGTTCATTAATTTTAGCCGAGAATTTAACGGCCACGGGCCCACTCCCTCTCGAGCTCCACGAGTTCCTGTAGGGCCCTCTTGTCTCGGTCTGGCTGGGTAATTTCGGCGTACTCCTCCTCTAGCTTCGTGAGAGGCGCACGGAGTTCCGTGTGTTCAGCGCGCTTTCGGGCCAACTGCGCCTCGAGGGCCTTGATCTCATCCTCGAGCTTTACGACCGGAGCGTGGTTGAAAGCGGCAATCTCCTTGTTCTTCGCCTTCCGCGCCTCCTTGTCCACCACACACGCCTTGATTTCAGCGCGCTTTTGTGCCATCCACTCACCGTGAATCTTCCACTGCTCCTCATCAGTCAGGCAGTCCCACCGTCCCTTGGCCTCGGCGAAAGCCTCCCATGCCTGTGCGCGCGCCGAGTCCAGCCCCTGCTCATCACGGGCCCAATCAATCTCTCTGTGGTGTTCCTCAACGCCCTCATAGATGGTGTCGTAACTGCACGGCGGGCAACCGTCATAATCCTCAGGTCCGGTCTCGAAATCCGCGTCGTGGCAATACACATAGCCGTTCTCATCCTGATTGATGCTGATGCCCCAGCCCATTTTCGTTTGTAAAATAACGCACCGATCCTTTAAATCAGGCCGGCACGGAACATGATCTTTTGAGCGTTGTTCAGAACGTTGGCGCCATGGATTCCGCCCCCCTCCATCCACTTGTTGTACATGCTGTTGTAGATATTGACCATGGCACCGCGGTTGGTCTGGCGGCGCAGGTTGTTGAGCTTGCTCCGGAGCGTGCCCATGAGGCGCTCACGGGGGCCGATCTGCGAGGCGTTGTTTCCGCGCGTGCGGGCCATCGCCATGCGGTAGCCCCGTCCGCGAATACCCGTTCCGTTGTTGTTTGGCGCGTAAAAGACGTTCTTGAACTTCTTCTGGATTAAACGCGTCGCACGGGCAGGTCGGCGGGGGCGGTTGCGCTGAGCCGCCTGAAGCGCCAACAGGCGGCGCTGGAGCATGGCCTTGTAGCGCTCGTGCTCGGCCCACTGGTTGCGGGTAGGTGGCGCGTAGCGGGAGTTGCCAAGACCGAGAGCCTCGACTTCCCAGTTGTTGGCCCATCTTAGGGCGTTGAGGACCTCGTTCGTGGTCCGCATTGCGGCAATGCGAGCGCGGTTCTCGGCATTGGCGTTCATTTTTATAATTGAAATATTTTATTTCGAATACAATAGATGACGCCCCGCCGGCCGCGGCACATTACATTAACGCGCAAGTGGCCTGAACGCTATTTCCAGGGTCTCTCGAAAACGATGCAGCTCATACGCGAGAGGGAACTTCTGCAGAGAAAGCGTACGGGTCAATTTAAGATGGGAAAGTCGAACTCGATGGCCAAGCCCAAGACGTCCAAATGGACCCAGCAGTTTCACAAGGTTTTTCCGGGACTCAAGTTCAACAAGGGGCTCATTGCAGCCCGGACGGGGATCCCGCGCGCCAACCTGAACACCGTGTATAACCGAGGCCGTCGAGCCTGGCAGACGGGCGGGAGCCGGCCTGGTATGACGGCGGATCAGTGGGGCGTGGCCCGCGTCTACAAGTTTGTGCTCGTGTCCAAGAAGAAGGCGCCTGTATCATGGTACAAGGGCAAATGGGACCCTAATCAGAACCTCAGACGTTAAAGAAAAAAACCTTTGACACTATAAATGCTGACCACAGTTGCTATCCTCAAGCCCGTCGTGCGATGCTGCAAGCCCGAGGCGGAGGGCCCTAAGACGTTCAAGCTGCCCAAGCGCGTCGCACGCGCCCGTCGCGTCGCCGAGGGCAAGCGTATGGACAGCCTGAAGGCGCTGCACGAGGCCCTGGTCAAGACGGGCAAGGAGGAGCAGGCCTTCGTGAAGGACTTTTTCAAAAACACCCGCGACATGTGGCGCGATGACGAGGCTGACGCGGCCAAGGACGAGGAGGAGGCTGAGAATGACGAGGAATAAATTTTAGTTTAAAATTTTGTATTAATATTGTACCATCAAATGACACCTATCCACCACACAATCTGCGCATGTATGGTGAAAGGTCTCGTCTGGACACTTAAAATTTTTAATAAAATAAAGTAGTAGAGGTATGTGGTCTCCACGACCCCTCCGTCCCATTGAAATAGCCATTGGATCGAAATTTGTTCCGAAAAAGGACTACGGTCCTTGGCTTCGTCGGGCACTGGATGGGTCTGGTCCCACTTACGTAAAGATTGGGCAGTTCATTTCCAACCGTCCTGATATTTTTGGAAAGGAACTTTCAAGAGAGCTCGCTCCCCTCAGGGACAACGTCACTGCATTCGATTTCGCCGAGGTCCGTGAGAAGGTTCCCAAAGAGATTACTGACGTGGATCCCAAGCCCATAGCGTCTGCTAGCATAGCCCAGGTCCATCGTGGGAAGCTCAAGGATCGTAATATTGTTTTGAAATTCAAGAGACCCGGAATCGAGGCTCAGATTAAGGAAGACCTGGACCTGATTCGGAATGGAGCATCTCTTCTTTCCCTGATCCCCAATTTTGGGATGGAATCCGTCATGCCATGGCTCAAAGAGTTCGAGCGAGGCCTCATGTTCGAGCTCGATTTCAAGCGCGAAATCAAGAACATAGCGTTTTTTAGGGACATGTATAGGGACCGGGATGACGTCATTATCCCACGGCCCTACTCGCGTCTTTCGACCGATGACGTCATAATCATGGACTATACCCCCTCGCGCCAGATTGTCCGTCCATTCAAGGCCGAGCGCCTCATCAACATGTTCCTCGAGCAGTTGCTTTATGAAGGTGTGATCCACGGGGACTTGCACACGGGGAACGTGGGCCTGTCACCCAAGTCGAACACTATAGTTCTTTATGATTTTGGAAACATAATTAGGGTGACTGATATCTACAAGACGGCGATTCGCGACTTTGTATATGGTGTGCAGACGAGCAACGTCGACGCCGTCATGGACAATATGGTCCGCATGGGTATGGTCGTCAGGGACCGGGAGGTGACCAAGATTTTCGTCAAGCAGTACTTTGAGTACCTGAACACTCTGGACATTCGATCATTCACGATCAACTCTCCGGAGATTCGGGAAAAGGCATCGAGGGTTCCAGTCGAGCTAGATCCCACGACCCTCACAATTTTGAGGACGTATTCGCTACTCGAGGGCCTCGCCAAGGAACTTGATCCCACATTTTCATATCAAAAAATAATTAACAAGAATATTGAAATGTTATTTTTGGATCTGGAATATATCATGTACCGGGTTTCTAAAGATTCAAACAATATGTGATTAAGTTGCCGAATTTTTGTAAAACATGTCCATGGAAGACATACCAGAATACCCTGTTGGCTTTCCAGTTACAAATAGACACGTCTGGATTTCATCATCACCCAACCTATTCCCGCGTCTGAATCCTGAACAGGTTGGTTCGCCATCACAAAGTTTTGCACAATCTTCTACTGTACCAACTGAAAAGCTATTCCCTCCTACTATCCCAATGGTTAAACCCGTGCCCAATGTTTGGTCTCGTCCAGCAGTGTATCCACGAGGGGTAGGTAAATCTTCACCACACCCACTCGAACCTCCTTCTAGTCTTGCAGGATTTATCATTTGCCAAGGTTCACCTATACCAGTAACTGGATATGCGTAAGGCTGTTTTCGCCACGTGTTCGTGGTGGCGTCCGTCTTTAGAGCTTCCTTAAATAATCTAGGGGGGGCGTCTGTAGTGAACCATGGTGTGGTGTCGACTAATGGAAAATAAGTGCAGTTAACATTTGCACTATCAAGACTATTTGCCGGCCGTGTGAACCCTCCACACGTCTGACTTTGCTCACATGCGTTTATACACTGTTCTGCTGTACCCGTTGGTAACGGCGGCGGGGTGAATGGTGCCATCGTACCCGACTGTCCAGTAGCGCTCACATTAGTAGAAAGCATTTTAACCATTTTAGGTCTAGGGTGATTTGTGCAGGTGGTTGGGACCGTACACAACGCTGCAACATTGGATGGAGTGGGATTGCCGAATGGATTTACATAGTTTCTATTTACCGGCCAACAATCCGCCCCTATTTTAGTGGCTTGCATCAGGGGAGTCGGTGAGGGACTCGGGGCTGGCGCAGTGGCTGGTGAAGTGGCTGGCGGGGGGCGGCCACCTGAAGCTGGAGATCGAGCTTTCTTATTCATTTGACTGGCGAAACTTTCACCTCTCAAAAAAATCAATAAAACTGTGATAACAAGGAGAACCCCTATAACAATATTTTTCATTATAAGGTAAAGTAGTATTTTTTATCAACTTATATCCATCTCGTGTTTTCCCCCTGAATGCCAATAGAATTCAAAAATACCGGATCGACAAGGACTCTAGGCAATGATGGAGTCTGGACCAAAGTCGTCGATTGTGGCGCAGAGCATCCCTATTTCCCACACTGAACTTACGGTTGGAAATTCAGGACGAAAATTGAGATCTTTGATAAGACGCTCACGGAAATGAACAGGCTTCCAGTTCCGGAACCGGCTCGCCCCCTGCAGGTTCGCCAGACTGTCATCTACGAAAAGGTGGGTCTTGTTAGACGAAAACTGCCGGTACGCCTCGCGCTCTGGCTTGAGCCACAGGCCACTTTTCTTCACTTTCGCGCCACCACCCAGAGCCTGCACTACGGGTACAGACCAGTCAAGAGGGCTGTTGGAAAACAGGGTCACGTCCCAACCGTTCTTGGAAATTTCATTTATAATTTTTGCATCTTGTTGAAATTCTGTACCGGAAAGAATTTCCCAAAGATGGTCCATGAGGCGGGGGGTATAAACTTTGGTATTGAAATCAGAGGCGTCGATGCGGAACGCCGTCTGAAGCCCGCGTGCCGTATGACCGTAGTGTTTGTACAGGAGGCGATTCACGCGCTCTGGATTCTTTGAATCCGGGAGCTTCGACCGAACATACTGTACGGCATTGTAGCGAACGTGCTCGATGAGCAACGGGTCCCGCACGAGGACGCCGTCAATGTCAAGAACCAGAGATTTACCAGCCATTGTATGAAAAAGTAATGGCGTTTTTAACTATTAAAGGAGCGCATCGCTGATGATGTAGAATGGCGCTCAATGTCACCAAGCTGGTTCCTAATGCAACTCTTCCTGCGCGTGCCACTCCCGGCGCCGCAGGTTATGACCTTTTCAGCACTGACAGCTACGTCGTACTCCCTGGTCGCCGCGTCGTCGTCTCGACTGGAATTTCAGTACAGCTCCCGCCAGGAACTTATGGACGTATTGCACCTCGCTCTGGACTGGCCGTGAAGCATGGTCTGGATACCCTTGCGGGCGTCATTGATTCGGACTACACGGGTGAGGTCAAGGTGGTTCTGCAGAATCTCGATATGAGCCAGCCCTTCGTTATCCGCCCAGGATATCGCATCGCCCAGTTGATTCTGGAGCAGTGCGTCACTCCCCATGTGGTGGAGATCCCGGGCGAGTGCACCAATCTGACGGACCGTGGTGCGGCTGGTTTCGGTTCTACGGGTATGTAGAAGCTTAGAAAACAAAAACCCTAAAACCATAAGAATGGCCCACTTCCAAGCGGTTGCTTGGGACGGCCAGGATCAAGATGATCAATTCACGATCAGAATTTTTGGTCGTGCCGAGGATGGCCGTTCAGTCTCCCTCGGGACGAAATTCAATCCGTATTTTTACATCAAAACCGACGAGGACCTCAAGGGGTTCATCAAGACGACCTTCTGGCGCGGCCTCGTGTCGTGTGAGGTTCATCGCGCCAAGGACCTGTGGGGGTTTCAAAATGGCGAGCTCTCACGCTTTTTGAAGGTGGAATTCAAGACGCACAAGGCCCTTCGCAACTGTGTGTAGTCCATCGAGAACCACAAGTTCCCGGAACTTCGCAGGTGCCGCGTCTAAGAGGGGAACATCGATCCGGTACTACGGTTCATGCACGTGTCCGGCATCTCCTCGACTGGCTGGATCGATCCGGGCCTCTGCGAGCCGGATGTGGAATCCACGTGCGAGGTTAATCTGTGGGCTCCAAACTGGCGGTTCATCAATCCCTTGGCTCGGGACGACATCGCGCCGCTTCGGATCATGTCGTTCGACATTGAGTGTTACTCGAGTACGGGAGCGTTTCCTGACCCCAAGAATCCACGTGACGTCGTGTTCCAGATTGGCATGACGACTCGCGCCTTTGGTCAAGCCGAGGGCTGGATCGACCGCAAGTGTCTGTGTCTGAAGGATACGGCGGCGCCCGACTGCGAGAGCTTCGAGACGGAGAAGGAGCTCCTCAAGGCGTTCCAGAAGCACCTCATCCAGGTGGATCCTGACATCATAACCGGCTGGAACATCTTTGGGTTCGATCTCGAGTTTCTGATCATTCGCGCGACCGTCCAATGCGGTCTCGAGCCCGTGTGGGGGCGCGTGAAGGGCTCGATTGCCGAGCTCGTGGAGAAGAATCTGAGCTCGAGTGCGCTAGGCAACAATCAGCTCAAGATGGTGCCGATGAAAGGCCGGTACGTGTTCGACCTGTTTCAGGATGTGAAGCGAGAGCACAAGCTCGAGAGCTACTCTCTGAACAACGTTTCGAAGCACTTTCTGAAGGATCAGAAGCACGATATGCCGGTCAAGGAGATTTTTAGCCGGTACGCCGAGGGTGACCCTGTCCGCCTCGGCGAGGTGGCCGAGTACTGCCTCAAGGACACTGAGCTGCCCCATTACTTGATGACCAAACTGTGCCAGATCCAGAATCAGGTGGAGATGGCCAAGGCGTGCTGGGTCCCACTGGCGTTTCTGAGCGAACGCGGCCAGCAAATCAAGGTGTTTAGTCAGATGGCGAAGAAGGCTCGCGAACTCAACTTCATCATTCCTACGATTCGGGTCCCAAAAATCGCAGTGGGTGACGATGATGGGTATCAGGGCGCGACGGTTCTGGAGGCGCAGACGGGCGCGTACTACGGGCCAATCACAGCTCTTGATTTCGCCAGTCTGTACCCGAGCATCATGTGTGCGCACAACCTGTGTTATTCCACGCTGGTCATGGACGCCAAGTACGACAACTTGCCGGGCGTCGAGTACGAGCAGTTTGGGCCGCATAGGTTCGCGCAGAACGTTGATTCGCTGTTGCCGGTTATCCTCACGGACCTCAAGGCGTACCGCAAAAAGGCCAAGAAGCTGATGGCCCAACACGAGGGAACCCAGCTCGAGACCATCTACAACGGTCAGCAATTGGCATATAAAATTAGTATGAACTCGATTTATGGATTTACTGGCGCTTCCAAGGGTATGCTTCCGCTCGTCGCCATCGCCTCCACCGTTACAATGCGAGGCCGGCAGATGATCGAGGAGACCAAGACGTACGTCGAGGCCAACTTCCCAGGCGCCAAGGTGCGGTACGGAGACACGGACTCGGTGATGGTGGAGTTCGACGTTCAGGGCCGCAAGGGTCAAGAGGCGATCGACTACAGCTGGCAACTCGGGGAGCAGGCGGCCGAGCAATGCACGAAGCTCTTCAAGGCGCCGAACGATCTTGAGCTTGAGAAGGTTTACTGCCCGTACTTTCTGTACTCGAAGAAGCGCTACGCTGCGAAGATGTACGAGAAGAAGGGGGATGCGGTTGTCTTCAAGAAGATTGACGTCAAGGGCCTGCAGGTGGTCCGGCGCGACAGCTGTCCTTACGTTCGGGAGACGCTCAAGAAGCTTCTGGGGATGGTTCTGGAGTCGAGCGACCCGATACCCGTTATTGAAGCGGCTCGCGAATCTGCACGGGACCTGATGCAGGGAAAGGTGTCTATGGATAAGCTCTTGATGAGCAAGCAGTTGGCGTCGGAATACAAGGTGCCCACGCCTCACGTGGCGGTCCGCGACAAGATCCGAGCCCGCGCTCCAGGGTCGGAGCCGCAGCAGGGCGACCGTGTGCCGTTCGTCATCATCAAGGGCGACGGGAAGATGTACGAAAAGGCGGAGGATCCCACGTGGGTCCGTGAAAAGAACTTGGGGGTGGATTACCAGTATTACTTCACGAACCAGTTCAAGAAGCCGGTCCAGGATCTGCTCGAGCCTCTTGTGAGCGCGGACATGATCTTCAACAAAAAGTTCATGGCCAAGACGGAGAGCACGGCAGAGGTGGAGGCGCGGCGTGCGTTTCTGGCGCGCTTCACGAAGAAGGTTTCGCAGGCATAAACGTTTCACGCGTTATTTTAGCATGGAACAACAGATTCTTCAGCTTATTGAAGAGGAGGTGTCGCGCCGAGTCGGTCTGCAGATGTCGAAAGTCCTGCAGCTCATATCGAGGACGTATGATTTGCCGATCGATCGACTGATCAAGGACACGGCAGGGGTTGAGTGTTCTTTTTGCAAAGGAATTCTGGCCAGTAAAAAGAGATGCCTCAAGCAGCCGAAAGAGAACGGGTACTGTGGCTTCCATCAGTCCCAAGTTCCGCCGCCGCCTCCGAAACTTGGCCAGAGGGTCAAGGCGCCATGGGAGACTTAGAGATTTTAGACCTAAAATTGTCAATGAGCAAGTCCGAGTTGCTTCTGACGAGCCTAACCAAATTTTTTGATGCACCAGAAAATCGGGAAAAACTTCACGATATTCTGGAACACCGCAAGGGTATTTCACTTCGTAAATTGGAGTGGTTCGTGACCAACTATGCAAAGAACAACCACGTGACTTACACATCGCCTACGGGCAAGATGTTCACCGTCCACGTGGCCTACAAGTCGAGTCTGGACGGGTACTCGAAAAAGCTCTTTGACCCATTCTGTCGCACTGAGAGGGTCGAGTTCCAGGGTTTCACAACCACGTGCGCCCAGCTCAACTTTCTGCGGTGGTGCATACAGAACGGCGTCGTGGAGTACCTTGAGAAGGATGCCCTTAAACAAAAGGGAGACGGGCAAATCCACCCTGGAATTCTAGAAGAGTGTAGCCATAGTAAAACATATACAAGTTGTACCCCTGTGTGATCTGCGAAGCGTAGGTGGGATTGAAAACAAGGGCTAGTGTTGTCGTTTGTGAATTCAGTTTCGAAAAATTGAGGTAGCCACCCTGGTTGTATTCCTTGGGTGTCAATCCGAATGAGTATGTATAAATATTTTTTGAAGGAATTGAGAGTCCATGCTCCAGAGGCTGCTTGAACGTGTAGTACAGCGACCCCTGGAACGTGCTCAGAATATCAACGTTATTCAGAGTAATCTTGGCGTTATCGATAACGTCGATGTAGTTGGAGTTGCCCGATGGGAACTGGAGTTGGACGCCCGTCTGGATATACTGCGTCGTATAACCATAGCTGTAACGAGAATCTGAATAAAGGCCCGATGTGACGTCTTCATAATTTTTGTTCCTAAAAAACCATGCTAGGGTTTGTACGGGGAAGGAGGCTGTGAGTTGGAGTTGGGGGTTGCCGGCCGAGAATGTAAGGGTCGATTCCTTCTTGACGCGATTCACGATGTACTTGAGCGGTGTGTTGGTGTAGTAAAGCTTCTCTGCATTTTCGAGCAGAATTTCCTCCGTCACGAGCTTGGGCAGGATGAGGTCCGTGGTGTGCGGTGCTGCCACGTTGCACCACCACGTATTGGGATGGAACGTGAAACGCACGTAGAGGCGCTGGTTCCACATGGCGCAAAGTGGAAAGTAGGGCCGACGGAGACGCTCGTTGCCAGAATCGGCATGGGACTTGCGGCGGCAAAAGAAGAACTCGAGGGGGATGATGTAATCGGTGCTAACATGTGAATTGATATTGGATCCCCCGACAGCTTGAAACATCCCAGTCTGCTCGTCGGCGTCAAGGAACAGCTGATCACGCAAAATGTACCAGTCGTCATAGAGAGTCTCAATCACCGTCTCATTGACGAGCAGATCCACTTGCTTTATCAGGGCTCTGCCGAGCTGAGGCGAGTACTGGTAGCCATTCCCCAAGGCTGGCATCGTCACCTTGAGGTACATGTT